TTTACCATGCTTTCCAGCACATCATATTTATCGTCAGGGATTGATACATAATGATCTTCAAAAAGACTCTTCATTCCACTTAGGAATGATTCGGTCATTTCGGTCTTGAGACCGTGCTCGACCTCTAGAGCATTTTCTTTGAGCCACTCATCGGAGACATACTCCAGATAAGCATCGCAACGCTCAACGAGTTCTGACTTAACACCTTCAAGATGCTCAGTCAAAGTCTTTTCATATTCGGTTGACAATTCTTCTTTAACAACAGCAACCTTAGAGTTGACTGCAGCCTCGAAAATTGTCTTTGCCTTTTCTTGGAACTCTTCAGAAAGTTCTTCACCACCAAATAGTGCAGCAAGATCTTCTTCTACATTAACTGTAGGTGTTTCTTCTGTCACGGTGGTTTCCTCTGTAGTAGGTTCTTCAGCAACAACCTCAGCAGACTCTTCTGCTTCTGGATTGTCACCTTGCTTTAACACCTCAGTGCCAATAGACTGCATTTTGTCTGCTGCAGCAGCACCTTTATTGACGATATCTTTTACTGTTTTTACAGTAGCAGACTTCAGCGATGCTGAGTTATCGTCTGGTTTATAGTTTTGAGGTGTTGGGCCTCCGAGATCCTCGTAAGATGCTGATGCTCCAGGTGATGTGGAATCGTCAACCTTCTTCATAGGATCGCCAGATTTCGCACCCCTTGTTACAGGATTGTCCATTTCGTTAAGTTCCTTAGCGGCCATTTCTGATCTACTCCGAATAGTAGTAAGTATAATCTATGTTTATTTATTGAGTTTAGAGATTTGATAGGAAGTTTTGGAATAATCCAAGCTTGTTCTCCTCAAGCTGTTTGCTGCCAACTAATGTGTTGACTTGCTTGTAAGTCTTGTGTGCTAGTTGTTCTCTAGCGACTCCACCGTCCCACACCCAGTCTTTACCTTCCATAATTCCTGACACAAATGCGTCTGGAGCAGAAGGATCAGCAACGATATCAGCAGCAGTTGCAAGCATAAAGTCATCAGAGACAACCTTAACACCTTCATTATTGACTGCTAGAGTACCGAGTCCACGGGATGATACACCAAGTTTTACACCTTCATCTATAAGATTCTGTGCAATCCTACCCATTGGTGTAGAGAGGATTTTTGCTTTACCAATAAAATTAGATCCACTTTCTTTAAGTGAAACAATTTTATGTGATACACGATCTAGATTTACTGTTGGTCCTTCGGGGTGACCGAGTTCTCCAACTGCACGACCAGATGTCACAAAACTTTCGTTATACCTTTGAACTTCTCTACGAAGAGTGTTCAATGGATACATACGACCATTGCGGTTTTGAATATCCCCTTGGAGGAAGATACCCTCGATAAACATAGATTTTTTACCGTTGCGATTTTCAACGATAATCTCTACATCATCTATTTGTTCTGTGATTAACTTCATTGGTTTAATTAGTAAATCCTACTTTAGATACTTCAACAGCATTACCTGTTACATATATCTTGTCTGATGCGTTCTTCTCAACTAGATCTGCTGCACCACTTACGCTAGTATATGATCCGATAATATTATCATCAGAATCTGTTCTAACGACAAGAGCAGCACCAGCATTAGATAATACTCTTACTACAGTAGCATTACCAACAGTAGTAGCATTACCACTACCAACTGCCAACGCTGCTTTTTGTCCTAGAGGTAATATTCTAGACATCTGCTGTTTCCTCTTCTGGTTGAGACTCAACTTCAGTTTCTACTTCAACTTCAGATTCCCCTTCGATGCCAAATAAATTTCCAGCAGCGTGAGGTCTCAGTTCATCGATTCTACCTGCTGATTTGGCAAATAAAGTATCTTTGATCTGATCACTAATATCCGCAGCAGACGCATCTGTCGCTATCATGTTGACGAGTTCTTCCATAATCATGTATATACTGATAAAGTTATTTATATCTCTCCCTCATTAGCACCTGGTTTTGGTAACTTAGCTGCAGTCTCAGGTTTGGTCGGTGGAAGTTCTCCCATCGCTGCATTTGGATCTTCCATTTCCATACCCATCGCAGCACCCTGTTCCAACTCTAACATCTGTTGATTAGGATCAGGTATGATACCCTTAGCAATTTCATCCTCTATCTGCTCATCAATTTCTACAATCTCTTGATCTCTTTGACGCAATACTTGTCTCCTTACATATTCTGTAGAATAGTATCTACCAACATAAGGTTCAACCATACCAAGAAGACCTAAACGACCTTCCATCAATTCCTTATCTTTTAGTTCTGCAAAGTGATTATCATAGATAAAATCAAATTGAATATGCTCAGACATTACCTCCCAATCGTCTGGGGTAACAATGTTCTTAAGTAACAACTGTGTTCTTAGCATATCTAAAAAGATTTTACCAAAACGCTTACGCAGTCTACCTACAAACTTACTAAACTTAAGTTCGTCTCTTAAAATTTCTGAACTACGACCGAGATTAAATCCATCACCAGATCCAGCGATTCTAGATTCAGGTACTCCCAAAGATCTGTACAACTTAGATTGGAAGTACTCAATGTCAGCCAACTCTCCAAGGTTCTGTCCACCTGGTAATGTTGTAATTTCTGTTCCTCTTCCACCCTCTCTTCTTGGTAACCAAAAGTCTTCAAGCATGGACATGTATTTTTTATCATCTCTTGTTTCACCTGTTTTTGAATCATATACTAACTTGTTTCTATAACGAGACATTACATCTCTTAGATATTGCTCTGCTTTAATCTTAGGTAGATTACCAACATCAATATAAAATATCCTTCTTTCTGGTGCTCTCGATAGTCTGTATATAACAAGACTATCTTCAATCATCCTTAACTGATTGAGTGCTTTAATTGCTTTGTGGAGATAAGATAAACATGTACCCTTATTCCTATCGACCAAACCAGAGGTACAATATGTAATAGAATCTTTTGCAAGTTTAACTCCTGTCATATGGGGTGCACTACCTTGTATCATATTAGTAGGATACCTAGGTGTGGGAGTATACATGAAATACTCTTCAATCTTAGGAAATACTACCTTATCATTATCATGTACATTAGGACTAGCATTAAACAAATCTGATCTTTCTTTATTTTGTTTTTGTTCCTTACGAACATACCTCATCTTCATAGGATCGATATACCTTAACTCCTGTATACCATCTTGAGGTTTTTTGATATCAATTACTTTGTTGTAATATATCCTTCCATCAACATACCAGTTTCTAAAAATTTCATGAGATTTAGAATCAAAATCTAATAGATCTTTGATGTGTTTAAACTCAACTCTTATCTTATCTTTAATACCATCTGATGCATTTAAATTCTCCAAGTCTATCTCTACAGGAGAATCATTTGTATCCGATACAATTGCTTCATTTACAATATCTTCTACAGCATTGTCCACTTCTGGATGAAGTGCCATCTCACGATATTTTTTAATTGATTGATGTTCGTCTTTATAAATCCCTTCAAGATCTATTACCTGACTAGAAAATCCACTCTGAATATAATAATCAACCCCATCCTCACCTGTCTGTGGAATGGGGGAGACTACACCCTTAGGTAGATCGTCGTTGTCGTCAATTGAGAATCCAAAAAGTTTGGCCATTATTTAATAAGTACCTGATCTTATCTATTTATCAGCTTACTGAACCACCATTTCCAGCAGCTTCCCACCACTGAACCTGTAAGGTTACGGTAAATTCTTCGATTGCGTCAGCAGAATCGTAAGAAAGATCTATCTGAGAAACATTAGTTGGGAACACACTATAGAATTTATATGTTCTAAGAACAGGCATGTTCTGATCAGATTGTTGATTACCACCAGCAACAGCAGATCTACCAAGTTGGTAGACATATGCGTCTCTAGTATAATCTTCTGGGTTAATGTTACCAGCGTTGTCAGATACTTTAGACATGGAGTTCATCCATCTCTCAAAGGAACTTCTGATTGCGAAATCTGTATCGTTGATGACAGTAATCTGCCACTCATCGAATGTTCTGTCTCCTGCAATTTTTAGTTGTCTTCCTCTAAAGGGGACACTAATAGGAGCGATGTTAGACGCAGGTAATGCTGCTGTCTTGACAAGGAACCTACTCTTAGGATCTATGTCAGCAACAGATGCATCTACTACACCATCTGGGAATGCAAGAACTACCTCAAACAGATTAGGTCTTGCAATACCACCAGTTAACCTGGACTTGAACTTATCAATAGTCCTTTCCGAGGTCTTTGGTGGGTTTGCGGAATTGATTGCCATTAGTCTTACCTAAAGTGAATTAATAATTAAACTTTTCCAATAACTTCGTCAAAGGAAACACCTGTGCGTGTAGCAACAAATGTTAGACCTATGAAGTTAATAGATCTTGCTGGTTTAATATAGATGTCAGCAACAAACTCATTGCTGTCAATGATCGAAGGTGTGTTATTGGTCTCATCGCAGATAACGACGAAATCTTGAATACCACGCTTAGACTGTACATCACGAAGGAATGGTTCAACAATGTTGATGAAATTAATTCTTGTAATTTCGTCGTTGAACTCAAAGAGTACATCTTTTGCTGCTGCAGCAATTGCTTTCTCAAGGAAGATAAACAATCTGCGAACATTGATTCTATCAAAGGCAGAAGACCTACCCAATCCAGTCTTATCACCAAACAGGATAATACCTGCACCAGGTGAGAAGATAATTGGATTGATTCTGTTAGAATACAATTTATCTCTATGTACTTTATTAGGTGCGTATGCTAGTTTAACAGCATTAAGAATAGCACCCCTTGCAGTTCCGCCTGGTGAGAACCAAGGGAAGTTATTAATATCGTTTCTTGCACATGCACCAGCGATGTCACCGTTCATAGGGACATATCTGAACTGTTGATTGAACCTATCATACATGTACTTGTAACCACTATCTAAGATCGCATAGGAACTAGATGTGATTGGTGAGTAGTAACTAACAATGTTGTCAGTAACTGTATCTACATTTAACTGTAGTGATTCACCATTACCAGATGGACTCAAGAATGATCCTCTGAAAGGTGAGAGGAATGCGATTGCATCCTTTCTAAACTCGGCAATCTCAATCAGTTTATTTGATAATGCTTGAGTTTCATACTTACCATGATTAGCACATCCTAATAGTAGGAAATCTACATCATAGAGATCTGGATCTCTTAGATAATCATATGCTTCTGATAGAGCACCGATATCTAGATTTAATGCATTTGATGCATTGATATCTACAACACCATTATAGTTCTTACCACCTGCTAGTGTTCCAGCAAAGTTACCGATACAACTAAATGTAATGTTCTCAGTATTCTGATCCCATCCACCATCACCAAATACATCCCATTGATCAGTGTCAAATCCTGTAGTAACAATACCAGCAGGAGCACTACCACCAAATAGGTTATCAGAACCAACTTCTAGTACCTTTCTCCAATATGATGCTGAACCAGCAGAGTATTGAGAGTCTTTTGCTTTAGATAAGTTAACATGTTTCTCTAGGATAGAACCTGAGTTACCAGTTAAAGTACCGCTATCGTCGTATGCAACAACATGTATTTCATCAAATCTAGAGTTTCTAGCAGCAGCATAAGATGATGTGCCAGGTTTCTCAGCAATTTGATTCCACTTAACAACAGTACCATTGTTTAGTGTGATTGTTTGTTGATCAAACCAATCTTTAGAACCAGTGTATGTTGTTACACCACTGTATGTTGCAGGTGATAAACCTCTCCATGAACCGTATCTCCTTACTTCACCAGTGTGGATACCAAGATTACCAGTCTCAGAGAACTGATATGTACCTGCTTGTTGATAGTCAACAGCAGTTTCTGTGCCAGCACCAGATACATGAGAAACTAATTTAACTGTAATTGCAGCGTTTCCAACTTCTGTAATTAATCCTTTTAAATATCCATCCAATACACTAGTTGAACCAGATCCAGCAATAACTGTGTTTGCAGGAACAGTTTGTGTTACAGCGTAACCAACTTGTAGATTAATAGGATCGATTGGAATGGTTGTAGAACCATAACCCAATACATCAGTGGTAACAATACCACTTAAAACTTGATCGCCTTTGCCATCGATCATGGCAACTTTAATACCGTTTGACCATGAACCTGGATTTTTTGCAGCGAATGTAACACCAGCAAGGGTGTTCTCATTGTAACCAGCATCAGTGTAGTCATCTACACTTTTAATTTTAACGCTAGATGCTGTACCTACAAAACCATTTTTAAGTTCTTCGTCATCTGCTCTAACAACTCTCATAACCCCACCATAGGCAAGGTAAGATGAAGCAGTTAACCAATACTCGTAATGGTTATCTTTAGGATATGGTTGTCCAAAGGTATCCAAGAGATCGGCTTCTGTCTCTATAAGTTGCGGTCTCTCTACTGGTCCTTTAGCAAAAGGAGCAGCTAGTCCAGCAGTTTTAGTTGATGTTGCATCAACTCTACCGTTGGTCAGGTCTACTTCCCTTACAACAATTCCAGGAGATGCTAAATTTAGTGGCATCTTTTTATCCCCTAATAGATTCCAATTTGTCTATCATTATTTATTATTTACTAGTCTTTAAACGGGGAAACAGTGCATGAACTACCAGTCTGGGTACACCCAGTTCATTGAGTCTTTCTTTCTACTAGCAGTTACTCTTGCAACTGTACATGACTTACACTCGTATGAATATGATGATGGAAGATGTGTACTATTCTTATGTGTTATATAAAATCCTTCTATTAAATTCTTGATACTACCACAGACTCTACATCGTCTTTCGCTCAGTAGTAATTCTCCATGATCGAATTGTTGGTCTAAGTCGAATTCCATTGTTTTAAGATCCAACTGCTAGAGTTTTGTTTATGTGTTCCACCAACTCCAAATGCAAATTGCACTCTAGGGTCTTTATCAAACTCGTCAATCTCAGGTATATTATCCTGTGTTCTATCTCCACCATTAGCAAATAAGACATCATCAAATAGCACCAGAGTCTTTTTAATAAGATCTATAGAACTATTATTATCATCATTAAATGCTACAGCACTATCAACCATTCTCAATTCTCGAATGACTGCCATCCTTTCTTCTATGGGCATGAATGGTTTACCCTTCTTTCTAGTTAGCCATTCATCAGAGTTCAATCCTACTATGAGAATATCACCTAACTTCTTTGCTTCTTTAAAGTGTTCAATGTGTCCACTGTGGATAGGGTCAAATCCACCACTAACAATAACAACTCTCATTATTGCTCCTGTAGTTTTTCCATTACAGTTGTCTTTCCTATTGCTGGTATATCATTAAGACCATTAACATCAAACCAAG